AACTTTGGAGATTAAATCCTTGGCTATTCGTAGAAACAATGTCTGCTCCTAAATTGATAGATCTCGCAGGATTTAATCCGTCAAAACCACCTTGGAATGGAACGGTAAATCTACGATAATTGAGACTATCACTATCGGTAATACTGATTGCCTTTGCTGTATTTCCCGTACTAGGTACGTCGGTGATGTTTTCCAGATTAAAGGATGATCCAACTTGTACCGCGCCTTGTGGAATAGGTGCAATATAGGATAGACATGCTTCGTTCGTACTTGCAAAATCCCATCCATAGAAATATTTTCTATCAATGGATTCGGTGGTATATGATGCCGATGTCGTAGTAGTATTATACCAGCGACTCGTCACATAGGTTGGTGCATTCAATGCGGTTGCTGCAACTACCACCGGCGCTTCCACTGCTTGGAATCCAAACGGCAATGCTGTAGGAGCGAGTACTCCCGTAGCCATAGTTACATACACGTATTGTGACATATTGGGAAAGTCACCTTGAAAATATCGTTCGCCCGTTACCGCATCGGTAGTTGGAACACTATTACCAATGACTCTAGCAATGTATTGTGGACTATCCGGATCGAGTACCAAATTATCGTATTGCTCTAATGTTTCTTGGCGTGCGTCGGTGTCTGTAAACCGGCGAATTGTCATAGAGAATGTACCATATTGATACAATGCATCCGTACTTGGCTTCACATTCGAGAATGATACCTTAATTTCACGGTTTGCTGTATTACCGTCACCTAGTGTATATAATCTGAACAAATCTGTTTTAATTCCACCAATGGTCTGTGATTGAATCCATGGCGTATGTGCATTAGAGAAACTTGATCCAGAAAAGTTCAATAATGCACTGGAGGTTTCTGCCATCATGAATGGCGTTAAACCTATAGATGCAGTCATTGCATCTGGGAACAATGCATATACATACGAATTTTTTACCGTAGTTGTTCCGGTGAAGAAATAATCTCCAAAATATGTCGATGATCCTTCTACTGGACTTAATCCACTTGCACTAATGTTGGTACCTGCCGATCCACTGACAACAATACTGAAGCTTGCTGTAGTTCCTGCTGCCGACGCAGTTACCAACGATACACCCGTACTACTGGGGTGTAATACTGCATAGAGTTTTTTGCCGGTAGAACCCGATGCGTAAATTGCCACCGATTGTGCGGCCGTGGGAAGATATCCACTTAATCCTAATGTACGAACAATTGTTGCAACTCCAGATTCACGGAGATAATTCTTCACCGTCATACCAGTGTATGCATTTGCATCTGCTTCACCAAACTTTGTGACGTATTCTTGCTGACTTCTTACAATAGTCGGTATAAACGCCGGACCTTTTGGTGTCGGTCCAATAAATGCTGCCCCAATCTCACTAATACCTTGAGTCAGGAAACTTAAATCCTTTTCTCTGGTAAATACGCCAGGGGAAACAATTCTTTCATTTGCCATACGAATCCTCCAAATGGGTTATATTATTCTGATACTTCCCCGGTTTCCATATTGATGTTACCAGTTCCATATGTTTGTTGCAACCTCTCAAATAAAACCCTTTCTTTTGTTTGGAAATCTATAAACTTATCTTGTTGTTTGGAAATCTCAGAGGTTACAGCATCTAATTGGTTCTGTAACATGAACTTATTTAACGTTAATTCTCCCGTCGCGGTAATTACTTCTAATAGTGTTTCCCGCAATGTTTGAATTTCCAACAATTCTGCATCCGTAACTTTCTTCATACGCGCCTCATTAATGTATAGATTGATTACTTATATAATCTTATTAATAAATATCACCCATCAATTCCAAACTTATTGTTATACAAGATTTGTAACAATTTCCGTATCAAACACTACCTTTTTTGGAGAATATTGCAACTGTGTAGTTGCCCCACGGTTCCCATTTTTATCCAATGCACTTTGTGGAAGAATGTATGCTTTTACTTCAATAGAAAATTTATTACGAACTAACCGATCATTTAATGCCGGCGTCTCGGTCATTTGTTCGAATTGTGTAATCTTGGTAATAAATTTATAATTATTTGCTTCTCCCCAATATTCATCACTTTCAAATGAAATATTTTCTACCACCCCATTCATTTGTTCCATATATTCTGTCCAAATCATCGCATCATAGGTAAAATCATAATAATCTGGAATCATCGTCGTATGATAGATTTGACTTGGGGTAATACCGTTTTGTGCCGTAAATCTATCGTAAATGTTTCTGGAATTCCACCCCGTCTTAAACGCATATTGTTGATATTTGTTGACCGGGGACGCCATTGCATTTTTCTTCATGGTAGAACGTTTGACCATAATAATTGGTAGCATAAGTTTTCCGTTCTTATCACGAATATTTCCATCTTGCTGCGCACTTTTCCATCGTTCCGGATTACCATAAATCACTGGAATTTGTATTTGCTTTCCGTCTTGCATAACCACGGGTTTAATTTTTGTCTGTAGATATTTCAGAATGGCGTTGTCAATTGTATATAACCCTACCGATACCGGAGAGCTGACTCCTGGAACATTTTTGTTATCAGTTCCACGATTATATCGGTTGGGTAATACAATTCTATTTCTATCAAATGTGGGCGTACTCATGTATGGGTTTCCTCAATATTAAGACTACTTAGACGAGTCAAGTGCGCCTCACAAATAATATTGTGATTGTATTCGGGTCTACTTGCAATTAATTGAATTTCATTGGTATTATCAATCTCATAATAGTTTTCATTATAATGAATAATGTCACCAACATCTGGATATACGTCAACATCTTCCAATATTTTCCGCACAAATCGAAATTCCACGCCAGGTTGTTCTGCATCATAGCCAAACCCTTCAGCTTTAGGATTGGTTTTTGGATATTTTACCAAGGCATTCAAACTAATACCACGATACCGTGGTTTAGTGGTAGATTCACCGTAAATATTCACACTGATAATATCATGTATTATTTTATATAGGATTACCTCTACGTCCACCACATCTACAACTATTTCTCGGTTGATGTGCTGAAAGAATAGATAATCTCTTTCGGATACGAAACGTGGCATATATTATAAGATGTAAAAGGGAACTGGAATGTACTTAAACATTGCTTGCATTGCTTCTGCATTTTCCATGTGCTTTTTCATTTGTGCTTGATGTCCAGTTTGTTCCAATGTCTCCCGAATTTCTTTGATTAAATTATCTTTTTCTTGTGCAGATTCTCTCCGAAGTGCATCACCGTCCATTCGTATCTGTGCATCAGGTATAGGAATATTTTCGTACTTGGAACGAATATTGCCCAACACTTCCTTTGCTAATGCAAGTGTGTATCGGTATACCCAATTTCTTCCAATACTATTGATATTTTTGTATTGAATGTTGTCATATGGAATATTAGAGAGATCGGATACTGTGCTATTTTCTGATCCAGATTGCAATAATGCGTTTCCACTTTGTTTATCTGATACCACCACATAATCAAACCATACTTGGGTATCTTTGGTAAAAATGGGGGTGAATCTGATAATATTGTTAGACACCGTAAAACTATATTGACTTTTACGAATCATATCATTAATTTCAATTGCTTGAATACGCAATAAATCTTCAAATGCAGGCATCATGACGAAGGTCACCGGCGGACTATATCCATCAAACCCAAATTCACTCATAAGATTTGTTAATCCAAGACCCGTAGTAGCAAATGGATCATAGTATCGGGCAATTGCGGGTGGCATCTGATGATAGATGCGACGAATTTCTATTGCCGATCCACTTTCATATGGGTCTGCCCATAGTTTTTTTAGGTCGTATGATTGTTGATATGCAGATGCAGTAACAAATCCTTTTTTCACTGTCACATTTCCCCCACTATCTGCTTCCGTACCATATTGTGCAGATAATTTTACTAATTGCGGCAATGGAGTGGATACAATATTTCGTTGGGTAATATTGGTCGATGTACTCATGCCCTGCATGGACAACATATGTTCACGGGCATTGAATTGATTGACTTGATTACTATACGTAGTGATTGCTTCTTCTAGACACGTATACAGTTGACGATGTGTGAGTTCAACATCTACGACCGGATACCCCAACCGTCTTGCTACAAATGAGGCAACTTGCGGGGCTTCCGTTTGAAATTCCGCGTCACTATCATAAAAGCCAAATGGCGTTAGATTATATGGATTGATTGGCGCTTCTTCAAAAATAATTGGTTCACGATTCTGCATACAAGCCCTCTATTAGAGTCATATACTATAAATATCAAAATAGTTTATATAACCATAACTTTATAACAATAAAAAGGGGTGACCTTTCGGCCACCCCCAATTATCACTATTGTTACCAAGTTACATCTTAGACGAGGTTGAGCTTGTCGATGTAGATTTTTCCAAAAAATTCGGGACGCACAACTTTCTTCGCGTAGCGTGTCATCACGCCGCGACGAGGAGTAAAATTTTGTGGATCGTACACCAATGGCGTCATTATCAGGGGAATATAAGGAGCGTACACTGCACCCGTTTCCAA